AAGGCTACGCCAAGATGCTTGCCGACGCGGCAGTCAAAGAAGGTTTCATCGACGAGGCGCAGCGCGGCAATTACGAGGCGCAGACCGCCATCGACAACGCGGAGGTATTCAAACTCCCGCCTGCGCAGCGTGGTGGGATAGACTACAAAGCAATCGACGAGGCCGCCAGCAAGAACGCCGGTCTGTTCGAAACCGTCGCACAGATGGGGCGTAACCTGCCTGAAAGCGCGGCGCAGTTGGTCACCGGCCTTGGCAGCATGATTGCTAACCCCGTTGACACTATCAAGACGACTGCCGATCTGGCGGGTGCGCTCTTGCAGGGCGACACCAACGATCCAACGGTGCAGGCGGCGTCTAAGGTACTTGAAGAGCAGTACGGCGGCGCGGACAATATTCATCGCTACATGATTAAAGACCCCCTTGCATTTCTCAGCGATGCCAGTCTGCTATTGGGCGGCTCAGGCTTCGCCCTAAAGACCGCCGGTCTTACAAGGCTGGGCGAGGGTGTGTCTACGGCTGGGCGGGTCATCGACCCTCTGTCGGGCGTTGTGGTGCTGGCTACGGACGCCCCTGCGGCAGCATACCAGAAGGCTAAGACCGTCGCACCTAATGTGGTTACCGGCATAGAACGGTTGCCGGGCGAAGCTGCGGGCTTCTTGCCGGGCGTCGGTGGGGCGTCCGTTGACACCGCCGTTTCCGCAGGCTTTGGTCGCGGACGTGCGGGTGCGCCGACGCCAGCCAGCGAAGCCTTCACAGAGGCCATGCGCAACCCAGAACGGACGGCGGAAGACGTGGTCGCCTCTGCGCAAGGCATTGTCAGCACGATGCGGCAGCAAGCCTCGCAGGCGTACTCCGATGAAATGGCGAAGTTCGGGCGGACACCCACCCCGCTCGACATCGGTAAAGTCCAGCAGCGCGTGCAGCAGCTAAAGCCTAGATCTTACGACACATGGTCTTCCCGCAAGGGCGAGCGGCCTGCGGACCATCTTGCGTGGGAGAAGATGAACTCCTTCGTGGATGAGTACGCACAGAAGGCCGCCGCAGACCCAAACCTTCTGTTGCCGCTCTCGATGGACCAATTTAAGCGCGACGTGTATGACATCGGCTCTAAGATAAATGGCGCGGTCGACAGCAAGGCCGCCGGTATCGCCAAGCAGACATACAACGCCGTACGCCAAGAACTTGTGAACCACGACGATCTCTACGCCAAAATCATGCGCGACTATGAAAAAGCCGTGAATGAAGCGCAGCAGATAGAGAAGTCGTTCAGTCTCGGTTCCGCAGCCAGTGTCGATACGTCCGCACGGAAACTCCAGAGTATCTTCCGCAACAACGTAAATACAGGCTTCGGCGCACGCACCGCACAGGCCGAGCGCATGTTTGAGATGGACCCCACGGGTGTATTGGAAAAAACGCTTGCTGGCCAAACAGTGAGCGCCTTCCCGCCTCGCGGCATAAGCAAAGTCAGCCCAGCTTTGGGCAAGGCGACCTTGCTTGCCGCGCCGTTTTTCTCGCCGCGTGTAGTAGGTGAGTTGGCTTACGGCACAGGCCGCGTTGCGGGTACTGGTGCGCGTGCGTTTGACGCCATCACAGGTTCGAAGTTTGGCCAAGGTCTTGGTGCCGCTGGCACTGGATTGGCCGAGCTTTACCAGAAATACCCCGAACTGTTTCTCGCCGGGACGCAGGCAGGCACCATGCTCGACAAGATCGATGCGCAGGCACTCGCCGACAAGTACGTTGGCGCCCCTGTGGCGCCAGCGGGTGATGTGGCAGCCGAGGAGCAGATTACCGTCACAGGAACTCGAAACCCGCCGCAGAGCATAGCGGATCTTGCGATGCAGTACGAGATACCGCAAGCAGCAATGCCGGAGGAAGGCCCCGTCTTAATGGGTGGCCGGCCAACGGAGATGCGCGGGGGACGCCGCTATTACGTAGGGACCGACGAGCTTGCCGAAGCTGACCCACTTGCGGACCGCAGCGATCCAGCTCTCGGCATGTACCGTGGCGGCACCGTGCAGGCGTTTCGCAACGGTGGCGGGGTAACCCTCGCCGACTTGGCACGATACTACGGCATGCGCCGCTAAGAGGGGTTACGTTAATGTCTGGGCCTAAAAAGAAGAACGCACCTCGGGTACGGCAGCCATCTACCGGTGACTATCTGGCCACGCTCGGAGATATGTTTTTCGTAAACCCGCGCAACTCGGCGGCGGCTACACTCGGCGGTGCCGCGTATGATTACGTAACGAAGTCCACACCTCGGAGCGTCATAAATGACATCAGCAAAAGTGCGTCGGACACTCATGCTTGGATGGTCAAAAAGAACAAACTCATCCGCGCCGCGCCCATTACAGAAAGTCTGCGGCTGGCCAAGGAGATTTACATCGACCCGCTGGCCGATCCATACCGCGTTTTTAAGCAGGCGGCGACCGAACGGGCACGCGGCAACGAAACCGGCGGAAAGAAACTCGCCGCTATGGTTCCTCTCGCCGTGGCCGGAGTGCTCCCCCAAGTTCGCGGCGCAGGTAACGTCGCAACGAAGGCGGGCGTAGATGCTGCGACAAAGACGGCGAAGAAGGCCGCCACGCCAAAAGCACCGGCGGCTCCGGTAAATCCGGTGACCTTGATCGACCGAGAATATGGCACTGACACGGCGCGCCGCGTGGCTGAATACGTAAGCAGTGACGCGCCGATCGCTGAGTGGCGGGCTATGGCCGAGCGCTTTACCGACGCTGGGAAGCCTAACTACACGCAACCGCGCCCGTCAGCTTACACAGTAAAGCCAGCGCAAGTAGCGACCGATCCGCGTATTGAAAAGCGGAAAAAAGAGCAGCAAAAGATTAGCGAGTTGGAGCTAGAAATCCAACCACGTGCGGTAGAAGAGCCTCCGATCCAAAGCATATACGATTTGGAAGGCCGAGGCGTCCTTACGACTATGTCGGATTTAAGCGCGGCAGGTGACGATGTCCTCGCGGTCAACAACGTGCGTTTGCAAAGACCGTTCTCGCGGCAGGGTGGACAAGGGTTCATGTTTGAGAACCCCGGCGAAGTTTGGGCAGCGGACAAAATCAACGCTAAAGCCATCCAAGAAGCAGCAGCAGAACTTGAACAGCAAACCGGAAAACCCGCCATCCTCGCCCCGTTTACTATGGGTCCGCTATCTTCGATGTTCTCGCACCACCCACGTGGCTTGCAATACGCATACGCAGACGCGGCACTCGACACGCCGGAAAAAGTGATGTTGGCGGAAAACATTCGGGGCATTCTGCCCGAGTGGACAGACTTTTCCGATCCCGACGCGTACATGACGTTTATGCGGGCCAGTGGAAAACGTCGCGGGCAGCTTAACAAGCTCATGGACCGGTTCCGCGAGCAAGGCGGTCTGGGCCAAGGAGAAGCTGTTTACGGAACCACTGATTTGGACCAGCTTGGCGCCCCGATGTTGGCTCTCCGCAACTTGGGCGAGGTAGACACTCGCTTCGGCCTATCTGAAAGCAAAAACCCCGCGTACAGCACAGGGGTTCCCGGACAGGGGCTGGCTAAGCTGAAAGAAGAAAACCTCGGCGCGCTCTCTTTGTTCCCAGAGCTTATGAAGCAATACGGCTACCAAACGCCATTTGACTTCCCTGTGGGCGTAAACAAGGGAGTAGCCTCCCCACTTCGCTCGTTCCAGTTGAAGCCGCAGCCCACCATAATCACGGACAAAGTTCTCCGGTATCTTGACGATCTGAGGGTGCAGGGACGAGATAAGAAACCTTGAACTTAGCCGCCAGCTTTGGCTCGCCGCGCACATTCGCGATGTAATCTCTGATGTCCTGTTCGGTCGCAGAGCTTATACCGTTTATAGCCGCGTGACAGCAAAAACCCGTCAAAGCGCGGATCATAGCGCCGCTCATTCGAACCGTGCGAAACAGCGGCATATATCTCTGTTCGCTCATGCTTCGCGCTCCTTGGCTTCGGCCATTAGGGCCGCATAGGCTATATTGTCCTCGGCGCTGTCCGCATGATATCCCGATCGCGTGAACAGGCGCACCTGCTTGAGCTGCTGCATAAACAGCCAGCCCTCGGCCTCTGTGAGATCCCGGCCGGTTATGGCGTTGAACGCGGAGACTGTGCGAGCCATAGAGCGTTCGCCCTGCGGCTTGTCATAGTTCTGGCCGCGCTCGTGAAGCAAAGCAGCCGCACGACCTAACATCTCGGCTGCTTTAGGCTTGGGCAACGCGACGGCCTCGTTGAGCTCTTCATTAACATCTTTAATCGCTTTCATTATTTTTTCCTTTTCAATGCTTCAAGCAGCACCTCTTGAACGGTCTTCTTTGACCGCAGGCGCTCGAGGATCATGTCGTCCACAGTATCGCGCGCCATCAGGTAGTGCACGAGCACAGGCCGGTTCAGCCCTGCTTGCGCCTGCCTCATGGGCCCGATACGCTCGATGATTTGCAAATGCTCTTCTAGGTTCCAGTTGAGCGAGAAGAAGGCGAGGATGTTGCCCCCTTCTGCAAGATTGAGGCCGTGTCCCGCCGACGCAGGGTGAGCGAATAGTAACGACGTCCGTCCGGCGTTCCAATCGCGGATCGTGTCAGACTTAGCGTCCAGAACCCGGCCTTTAGGGTAACGGCTTTGTAGCCGGGCCAAGTCGCTCTTGAAGTGGTAGGCCACCATGACGGGCGCGCCGTTGGCTTCTTCGATGACGCTATCGAGCGCATCCAGTTTAGCATCGTGCACCTCCTCCCATGTACCGTTGTCGTCGACGTAAGCGGCTCCGTTAGCAAGCTGCAAACACTTCATTGTGCGTGCCGCGGCGTTCGCTGCCTCTATACCACCGTTGTCCAAATCCGCGAACATGTGTTTTTCCATGTCGCTATAGATCGCCCGCGCCTTGCGTGGCAGGTCTACGTAGATCGGGTTGTGTATCGGCTCATCGACCGGCAGCGCGTCAACCGTCAGGCAGACGTCACGCAGGCGGTTCTCGATCTCCTTCTGGGCGTTGGGCAGCGGCTGAAGGCTGAAGCCGTCCCAGCCCTTGGCGAACCAGCGATCGGTGAAGGCGCTGAAGGTGCGCCCCAGCCGGTCGCCCTTGTCGAGGAACCACGTCTGCCCCCACAGATCCTTGAGACCGTTGGGGTTGGGCGTGCCGGTCAGCCCGATAAAGCGGCTCACTTTGCTGTGCACCACCTTACCGAGCGCCCCGGCACGTTTGCTCCCCTGCCGCAGGCGAAAGCTCTTGAGACGCGTCAGCTCGTCGGCAACGACCGTCCTGAACGGCCACGCGTCGCCGACCGCCTCTTGCAGCCACACAAGGTTGTCATAGTTCATGGTGTAGATGTCGGCCTCGGCGTCAAGCGCCGCTTTACGCTCCTTGGCGCTGCCGACGATCGGCGACACGCGCAGGTGCTTGAGGTGCTCCCACTTCGCGATCTCGTCAGGCCACGTCGTCTTAGCGACGCGCAAGGGCGCCAGCACGAGCACTGGGTAGACGTCGTCGACCACTGACAGGTTCTCGAGGCTGGTCAGCGTCGTGACCGTCTTGCCGCCGCCCATGGGCATCCACAAGGCACAGCGCGGCTTTGTGTAGAGCCACTGCATCGCTGGACGCTGATAGTCGTGGGGTGTGAAGACTTTGGTCATCGTATCTCCGACACCACAAAGTCGATGCCCTCGATCGTCGACACGGTATAGACCGGAATGCCGGCGTGCTGCATGCGCGCGACTTCACGCTCCTGAAGCTTGCTGTAGCGGTCGCCTTCGGCCTTAACCTCGATGAAGGCGATGCGCGGCCACGTCCACCACACAAAGCAGTCGGGACAGCCTCTGCGGCCCTCCCAGCGCACCTTGCGGTACTGGCCGCCGCTCTGCTGCACGACACGCTTGAGATGCGCCTGTAGCTTGCCTGCGGGCGTCATGCTGGCGGTCTCCCTGCCGACCAGTTCTTCTGCATGCGGACGTCAGCGTTCGGCACGCACCAGACCTCGCCAGTGGCGTCAATCGCGACGACCCAGAGCAGGCTGTGCTCCAGCCCGTAGTCGATGACGGCCAGCGCAAGGCCAGAGCCTTTGGGCGTGTCCATTGGTATCGACGGGTTCAGTTGCGTGAACATGCCTCAGTCCTTCTTGTAGCGGCGCGTCTCGAAGCCAGCCGCAGCAAGCGGCAGCCCCAACGACCAGCCGGGATTGGTGGACATGATGCGCGACAGCTCGTCGACCGAATACTCGTCGGTGTCAGGCGTCTCGGTGATCAGCTCGTCATGCACGTGCAGGCAGACGGCGTAGCCGGCAGCTTCAGCGCGGAACATGCCGGACGCCAACACGTCACGCGCAACGGCCTGCACGACGTTCTCGACCAGCTTGCCGCCGTAGGTCTCGATGGTCTCCCACTTCTTGGTGTACTGGTTGACGCCCTCATACACGATCGAGCCCTCATTAAGGCCCGCGTTCGGATAGCAGAGGTAGCGCCCGCTCGGCAGCTTGATGCGCAGCCAGTTGTCCTTGTAGCCGATCGATAAGTCGCGCACCGTGAAGCGCTTATTGGGCGCGCGGATCGCGTCCTTTACGGCGCGCTCCAGATCGTACCACAGGGCGACGACCGCGCTGTGCGCCTTGCGCCACGCCTCGACGATGCCCTTGACCTCGTCCTCAGGCAGGAACACGCCATATATCGCAGCCATGCTGCTGAACGCCCCGACGCTGCCCTGATAGCCCAGAGCCAGCTCCTGCACCTTGCCGATCTGGCGCTCGTCCTTCGTGACGTCCTCAGCGTTCTTGTTGAAGGACTTGGCATAGGCCAGCTTGTAGAGATCGTGCCCGACGCCTGCGTCGAACTGCTTAAACGCCTCTGTCTTCCATTCCTCGCCGGCCAGCCACGCGAGCACGCGCCCTTCGATGTTGGACAGATCGGAAACGACCAGCTTGTGCCCCGGCGCCGCGATGAGCGCCCCGCGCACGGCGCTCGAGCATAACTCGGACACGTTGTCGAAGATCAGATCCTCGCAGTCTAGCTTCATAGCGTCGATGCCCATGTCGATCGCCCGCTGCAACTCCTCGTCGCGCAGGTTGCCGATCGCTGGGCGAGGCAGGTTTTGAGGCTGGAACAGACGGCCGCCCCAGCGCCCGGTGCGTGATGCACCGCAGAACTGAAGCGTGCCGCGCAAGCGCCCGTCGGCGCTCGCTGCCTTCAGCAGCACCTTATACTTAGCAGGAGACGTTGCCGAAGCCTGCTGTCTAATCTCTAGCAGCTCCCGCACCTCTGGCGTCAAGGTGCCTTGCAGCAGCGTGCTGACGGTGCCCTTCTTGAGATCCGCCGGCGTGAACGCCAGCGTCTGCTCGAGGTGCTCAAGAAACTTACCGCGCTGGGTCAGCGAGCCGACTGCGCCGTTGGTTAAAATTCGGGTTCGCTCAGCCAGATCTCGCGAGCTTCTTTGAAAAGCTCGTAGTGCAGCGTTTGCGAGCTCAACATCGACGGCGATACCACGGTCATTAATTTTCTGATCGAGGAGCCACAGAGCGCGTTCACCTCCATGACGGTTCCAGTCTGGGAGCAGTCGGTATACGACGCGCATTGCGTCCACATCGAGGCGGGCGTATTCGATGAAGGCTGCCCACTCTTCGGGGTGTGTGTCACGTGTTGCCCTCCTGAGCTTGACGTTTTTTGGCCGCGGCTTGGTGAGCAAGTGTATCAGCTTTTTACCCGCTTTGTCTTTAGCTTTATCTTGCGGGACGCCCAAAACGTCACACAGCGCACCCAGCGAGCCGGGCAGGCCATGCGCCAGCGCGATGACCATAGTGTCCTCGACCTTATCGAGAGGCATGTGCACGTTGCAGTGACGCAGCACCGTCCGGTCGAAGGCGCTGTTGTGGATCACGATCTTGTCCGCCGTGTCGATCATCATCTGGACGCTGTCCAGCGAGCCGCGCTCGGTCAGGTCCATGACTTCGACCTCTTCGTCGTCAAACGCATACGCCACGAGCAGCACTTCGGCGTTCTCCGCGTACTTGTGCGTCCCGTGCGTAATTGGCGTCTCGCTGTATGTTTCGAGGTCGAGCCAGAGCGTCGTCATATCGTAGTTTCCTCCGTTCAGGTGAGGCGCGCGGAGGTTATCAAGCAAGCGGAGGGACACCCGCACACCACGCGCCTCGCCAGAAAGGAGGACGCTGCGGCAGGTGACTTCCAACCCCGCCGCAGCGCCCCGCTTATACGCTTAGATCAGGTCCAAGCCAATAGCGCTGGCATAAAGATCCAACAGCGTCGCTTCTTCACGACGGGTGTCGGCGTCCTTCTTGCGCAGGGCGACCAGCTTCTTGATGATCTTGGTGTCAAAGCCGACGGCCTTAGCCTCACCATAGACGCTCTTGATGAACTCCATGATGTCCTGCTTCTCATCCTCAAGCTTCTCTACGCGCTCGATGATCAGGCGGAGCTGATCACCGGCAACGCTGTTGTGTCCTACATCAGACATGGCAGTCCTCCTTAAATAAAGTCTTCGCCGGAGACCGGCTCAAGATCGGCAAAGTCGTCAACCGACACGCCACCACCGCCAGAGAAGCCCTCGCCGTCACGCACAAAGCGCACACCGAGCAGACCGCAGTTGATACGGCGGCCGTACTTCGGGTGGTCCTGGGCGTAAATGTCGACGACGGCGTCAACGTAGCAGCCAGCGTAGAACACGCCGTCACGGGCCGAGACTTCACGCTTGGCGCGATCGAAGGTCTTGGGCGCGGGCTTATCAGCGCCGGTGCGCGAGTTGAGATGGAACATGCCTTGGAAGCCGTCGTACACCTCGCCAGTCTTCTTGTTCTTGTACGGGCCCTTCACGAAGGCGTTCTTCTTATCCTCGTCGATAATGGCGAGGGCGCCGTCGGCCTTCTCGCCCCACTTTTCCTTGGCGACCTCCGCGATGGCGGCCTCAAGCTTCTTCACGTTGGCGCTCTTAGGGTCGATGATGAACTTAGCCGAGTAGGCCGCCTTCTCATCGGCGCCGAAGCTTTTGGCCTCAAAGATGTCGGGGAACGACAGGC